GTACCCACACAAAAACGCACAGCTTTCGTGAGTTCGTTCCCCACTAAAACAGTGCGCCATTTATCAAGTAAACCATGTTCCAATTTCCAATTTATCGGTGCGGGAATCCCATAATTTTATATTTCGTTCCCACACCTAAAATTGTGTGAAAGTACGTCCAGTTGTGCTGCAATGATTTTCCAATACACAACCAGGGGGTCACACATTTAAGTGTAGAAAATAACCCACGCTGTACAACATAGTAACTGTCGCATCTCACATGAGTTATTTTACCATACTATTTCCAAATTTTATACACTTCACTTAAATTATTTCAAATCCTCCGCTTCCATTAGTTCCATTACAGCAGATTTAAAATCTTCAAATGTATCAAAATTCATTTCGTATAAATCATGTATACGGTCTTCCATGGTTGTTTCTTCCGCTTCCGTAACAGTAACAGGACAATTCCCTTGTAATTTAGGATGGTGTTGTACTTTCTCACAGGCTTCTTCTAAATTTTCCGCAAAAGCTTTCCCATAATAATTCTTTCCAACATAGATATCAAATCTTTTCACCCTAACCACCTCTCCCTTCGCACATTCATCGCCAAAATCTTACAGCCACTCTCCAAACACTCCGCATACAACCCAGGCCAATCCTCCACCGGAACGCAGACAACCTCTTTATGAAACACCCTCTCTTTGTCCCGGTACACCACATAACCTTCATAGAACCATTTAGGTTTCACAATCCCCACTCCCTCTCCATCGCTTGTTCCCTCTCACTCAACCAACAGACCCGTTCCCGCTTCTTCCTCCCTAACGTGCCTTCCCTCCGCATCTTCGCCACTTGCCCTTCCACACTAGCCACAGTTCGTCCGATCACCCGCGCAATCTGCGGAATTTTCATCACACCGTGCAGCTTTACCAGCCGTTTGATTTCTTCTTCCGTCCATTCTTTCCGGTGGTAGTTACATTCCCGACCTTCTTCAATGGCAATCTTCTTCACGTATTGGTAAAACGCACACTTGGTGCGTCTTACCCCAAAGATGGGTTCAAATTCTTCCCAAAATTCCCCCACCTTCCTTCCCTGGTGGTACTGTTCCTTTACCCAGGCGCGTTGCTTCGTTGTCCATGGTTCACTCATTCTAAACCCTCCGGTACATCCACAAACAACGGAATGCGTACAACCCTAAAACGGGTATCATCACTGTTTCCACTAGCAGAGAAAGGATATCCTTCTTCCCTTAGCCGTTTAATTAATCTTTCACGCGCTTTATTATCCGCGTAGGTCATTTTCATATAAATGATTGTTTTAACAAAATTACCTTCTATTTCACTTTCCACATTCACTACTTTTGCAAATCCACCTTCAACTGTTATCATCCTCTATTCCTCCTTTAACTCCATACTTGCAACCTTCGTTTCCATCACGTTTAAGTCACTGATCCAACCGCTGCGTTCCATCCGCAACTCATACACAACCCCGTTCAAGCGTTGAATTTCCATCCGCTGCTTGTCATTGGTAAATAACATCAACCCTATCAATAATAACCAACAGATGAACCAGACCTTCTCACTTTTCTTCATCTTCTTGTTCCTCCTCAACCCAGGTATGCCCTTTATACACAATCCCATATTGTACCATTTCCTCCTCTGTCAAAGGACTGCGTTCCTCAAACCAGGTGCCTTCATCGTCTTCGTATTGATAGAGCCGTTTCATATGAATCATTCGGTTACCTCCCTTTTAAATGTTTCACCGTTTAACCATTCTTGCAGATCCTTGATTAAACGTTTGGTTTGTTTTTTATTTAACGGTGCGATTAAGAATTGATTCCTTATTTCAAAAGTGACTGTTTTTTCTTCGTAGGTTACTTTCAACCCATTCTTTCCGCGAACCTCATAGGTATCGTAACTTTTCTCAATTCCATTCATCCCACTACCTCCACTTTAAACCCAGTCCGATTCAATCCCAACAATTCATCCGCGGTAAATTCCATTTGATAATCGTTATGGTCACTGTTTTCAATGATGGTAAGTCCTGTTACACCTGTATGAACATTGCGATATAAATAATAAGGCAATTTCACCAACGGCACATCCAACCGCAATCGCGCTAACTTCTCATCCTTCCGCGCTTCCACATCGGTTCCCGCGTATTCCCAAATCAGGTCCACAATCTCTTGCCGTTCCGGTTCGCAAAACGCCATCATCGACAGAAAAAACGTGTTAAAACAATTCTGGTACGTGGTGCTGACTGTTGCAGCGGTAACGCCCTCTTTCAGGATAAACACCATGTTTTCGGTTTCTTCCACTTCCAGATTGTACATTCCAATCAAATTCTTAAAGTCATTCGTCTTCATCTTCCCACTCCTCGTCCTCTTCATCATCCAAACAAAACACCACATGCAGCGGTAACTTTCCACCAACCTCTTGCCACCGCACATACGCGGCCACGCGCTTGTAAAACGTATCGCGCTTGATCTGCAACTGACAACAGATTTCATTCGGCGTTCCCATACACAAGAAGTCTTCTCCTTGATAGACGGCATACACCTTTTGATTCGGTCCCATCATTCTTTCGATCCTCCTAACCACTGGAGGGAATTCACAAAAGTATGATAGTCCTGGTTTAACCGTTTGCTTTTTTCCAGTTGTTTTTCCAGGAACACAATGCGTTCCTTGTAGGCTTTTTCCTTCTGTTTCCAATCGACAGGCGTTTCTTTCATCTTTGTGTTCTCCCCTCTTTGGTTAGCGCCCCAGGAAGCCCAGGGACTTGCGTATTTCAAATGGTTGATCGACTAACACCACACCCCCGCTGACGTGGGCGGGTTTTAAGCGGCCGGTTTCCACCCGGAATCCGATTTCAAAATTGGTGAAGGTCACGCCTTCCTTGATGCGTTCCGGCATACCGGCGCATTTCACATCGACTTTCCCGTTGTAGCGTTTCAACTTCGCTGGGACTTTGGGTCCGTTTTGCATGCCGCCCACATACCGCAGCGGTTTGGTTTCATGCCATTCAATATAGGTCTTTTGCCGGAGAAACTTCGCTTTTATGAAGGTACTTTCGTGCGCCCAATACCCCAGGCGGTCTTCGTCAATCTGATCGGCGATGGCTTCTGGGACCGTATCACCCAACAAATGAATGCTGTCGGTATCGCAATACAAAATCCGGTCAAAACACTTCTGCGCCGTTGTAATCGTGGTATAGCGCCCCCAGGCGGTAATGAATGCACCCATCGGGGTATAGACGGGATCTTTGAATTCTTCCTCCCCTAACTTGAAGGCGGTAGAACCATCTTCTCTTAAGGAAGGGACTTTCCCGGTCACATCCGGATTGGTGGCGAATTTTCCATATAGGTTGTTCAGCATCAGTTTGGCGAGTAATTTCTTCGCCCCTTTTTCGTGGGTCTTCACATACATCCATTTGTCGATGTAGTCTTTGAACATTCCGACTTTTCCGCGGAACCTCCAACCGTCCACATAGGTTTCTTCATAGAGTTCGTAATGCTCCCGGATCAGTTCCAGGTCCACATTGGTGAGATACAAATCCACCAGTTCGCCCTTGCTGCTGTCCAGGTAATCGTTTCCGTTCACGCCCAACTGTTTGGCGGCTTGTCCTTTCAGTTGAATGCACGGGATGTGATTCTCTTTCAGATAGAAGCCACAGCGCACGTGCTGAATGTATAACGGGTAATCGGGTTCTTCTTTGTACGTGCCTTTGAAGAAAATAGGCTGCCCGTACGGTAACAAACGGTCATACATCTGGGCGGGGTACAAGCTGTTCACATCGTACACCAGCCCACGGTCCACCACTTTCCCTTGAAAGCGCGGGTTACACCAGGTAAACCCACCTTTGTAGCAAGCCCGCAGATCCTCGTTCATTTCCAACGAGAACACCGGGAAGATGCGTTCAAAATTCTTTTTGCTGACAATTTCTTTGTACCCGTTTAAGGCATCCGAACCGATGGTCATTTTTTCTAACCCTTGTCCGAACTGGATTTCCAACGCACGGGCGATGATTTCCACATCGTTGCGGAGGTAACTGATTTCGTTTTCGTCCAACTGATACCCAATGGGCCGTTCTTTATGGTAATCAATGTCGCCTTTTAAAATCGGCAACTTAAAATCGCGGGCAATTTGTTTCACCGGGAATGGGATTTTTTTCAAGCTGTCATAGATGGCGGTGTGGATTTTCTTCTTGCCAACAAACCCGTAACAGATGTCTATGGCATACCATTGTCCCATACTGGAAATGATGGTCTGGAAGGTTTTCGGATAGGCTTCGGTAGAATGTTCAAAGCCGTTCTTCAACAACCAGTTCACAATGAATTCCCCGTCAAAAGCGGAGGTTGTGAAAATACAGATCCGCTTCGGTGCGTTCCGCCCAACTCATGAACGCGCTGATATCCGTTCCCCAGTGGAAATTTTCCAGGTTGCCGATTTCCATGCAACCATAAGCCCACGCGCGACAGTCTTCCACTTTTGTGGTGGTTTCAAAGTCGCAACTAAATTTTTGGCGGTTCTTCTTTTTTGCCATCCTCCGTACCACCTCCAAACGGGCCTAAAAATTTTCCAGGGAGCGGTCCACATTCCCGTTGTTAAAATCCTTTATATTTTTGATCATGCCGTCCAGTTCCGCGCGTTGTTCGCGGGTGGCTTTGAAGGCTTCGGTGTAGTTTTCCATCCGGTGTAATTGCCCCAGGTTGGCATCCACATCTTGGCCGTCACTGTCATAGAGGGCAAAATCAAACCCCTCAAACATCTGGTAGATTTCCCAGAATTCTTTTGGGGTTAATTCGTTTAGCAAAATAAGCAGCTCATCTGCATCCGAACCGAAGGACAAACTCAAAATGTCCATAAAGTTCAACTGCATCCGTTCCATTTTTCTGTCGTAGTAGTCCACGTCCATGCGCTTATCAATGGCTTCTTTGCGTTCCGTAAATTGGCGCTGGGTACGCATTTTGTTGAAATCAAAATCGGGTGGGACGGTTACGCCCGCTGCTTCTGCGGGACCTCCCATCATCTGCATGCGTTGCCCTTGCGTGGAACGGACTTGGCCTTTGAAGATCCAGGGTTTGTCCATTTGACCGGAAATCAATTTCCGCGCCCGTTCCTGGGCAATTTTGGTTTTGCGTTTCATTTCATTCAGTTCTTTTTTGGAAGCGACCGTTCCGAACGGGTTCTTCACAAATTGATAATCGAGGTTGGCCCGATTGGTAAAGCTTTGGACTTGTTCCTTCCATTGATTGTATTGTTTCCGGGTTCGGAACGTTTCAATTTTAGGAAGGGACACGTCACTGCTTAAGTCAATCCCATAATTTTTTCGGATGCGATTGGCTTTCCGGCGCGCGCTCGTGGTTAATTTGGCGAACTCGGCTCGGTCAGCTTTTGTAAGGCGTATTGGTACAACTCTTTGCACGTGGCTTCTCTCCCCTTCAACGTGACGTAAAATCCGCGGGTTTCAATGGTTTCGTATAGGTTCAAGTCGGCCAACAGATCGGCTCGGAAGGGTACACCATCGAGCAGCTTTTCCATTGTGCGGGTGACTTGCTTGCGGTGGGGGTGTTGCGTGGTCAAAAATTTGTTGCGGTAGAAGGCACTGGAAAAGAAAAACACGATTTCGTTGTCCGAAACCGTGTATTCACTTTCCATTAAATTGTGGTAGATGCCCCGTCTAGTCTTAGGCAATCTGCTCACCCTTTCTATGGACTTACCCGATGACGTTGATATCGGTGTAGTTAAATTGTAATCCTTTTTTCTTCACGACTTGTACGGTCACAGCTTCCTGTTCTTCCCAGTGTGGCAAACCGAAGACTTTGAAGATGTTTTGCAAGGTGTAGTACACGGATTTGGAAGACGTCACATACGCTTCCCCGTTTGTGTCGATCATGTAGGTCAACACGCCGTATTCCATTTCGCCGGTATCTTCATTGACTTTATCGTACGGGTTGATGATCACATCGGCGATGGTGATTTTATTACCGACACAATCGTTTAATGGTTTGGCTACCGTGTCGCTTTCCAATAATTGCAACAAGGCAATCTTTTGGGCGCGTGTTTCCGGTGTCACACTCATAAATGGTTGGTAAATGGCTTTGCGTTCAAACTTGCCTTCTGCATTCTGTTTGATTTCGTAGTTGTTCGCTGCTT